ACGCGTGTACAGAAAACTACGAGTGTCTCGTATTAGACAACACGGTAAAGTCTAACAAGATCCAGGATTGTGTCTTCTGGTACAAGGCGACCGTTCGAAAGAATTTCAGGGTTGGGAGTTCACAACTGTGGCAGATGCATAAAAAGATGTACAACCCCAAACATCTCACACAAACAGATGAAGATGCTAAGAAGGCGACGAAGAAAACCGCACTCACGATCACGAAAAAGAAGTAAACTGCGTCACTTAACACTTCAAGAAAACATATGAATATATTAAATGGCTACCGATCAAGTAAACACCATGAATCTTTTTGACGACGGGGATGGGATGGTTCCTATTCAAGATAAACCATCGACAGCGTTTAAAACAATTGAAAAAAATATGAGTAAAGATAAAGACGCGATGGATTCTACACCTATAAATGATATTATGATGGAGCATTCCCCAATGATGGACGACCCCAGGGTACAGCCCCAAATGGTACAGCCTCAGCAGGGTGTGTATCCCACCCCTGCTCCCACCCAACAGATTGATACACTCCCTGAAAGCAAAAACCCTCTCAACTTGACCGATGATCAGCTCACTGCGCTCATCGTTGCCGTCGGCACAGCGATCGCCGTCAGCAAACCCATTCAGGATCGTCTTGCGACCTCTATCCCCAAGTTCCTTAACGAACAGGGGGGTAGAAGTGTTGTCGGTCTCGCGACCACCGGTGTGGTGGCTGCGATCATTTTCTACATCACTAAGACATATATTATCAAGGTTTAATTACTGTTGTACCATCATGTTGTTGTAAATCGAGTTATCTATACCGGAGAAGTAGATGACTAAAGCACCAACGGTGAAAGCACCGGCGAGAATAGCTGTTAACTCAAGACGCTTCTTTCGATCGCTCCTATGAAAATTCTTGACTGTATCCTTAGACCGCTTCCACAATTCGTTCACAGCGAACGTGATGATGAGCGCGAGGAGGGTAGCCATAGCAAAGAAGGATCGATCAACTGCGAGCTCAGGTTGTTCCCCCACGATATAACGAGCCGCGTTGGGGATGATAACAGTAAGGAAAACCAGGTTCGCGTAATAGTTATCAACGTGAACTGGAACTTGAGTAATGGCAAAGAAAACCAACCAATAAAAGAGAGCCAGCAACATTTGTGTTGTGGGAGTTTGCATTTATAGTATCACGAGATTATTATTTATCCTGAATATGCTGACCACAGAATTTAGTTCTCCCGGACATCCTTTTGTAAATCCCAATGGATTCACAAATACCTCTCAACTCTACAAAGTTTTTCCAAAAATTCTTAGAATGTGAAAACTCTGTGACTGTGCTATGTGCGAGTTCATGAATGAGAACGTGGAAAATCTTGTTCGAATCACCGTCGAGACATATAGTTATGTCAGCACCCTTGTTGACATTGTATCCAACGGTTCCGTTCATTCGCTTCACACCTGTTATGGGGATGGGGTGGATAAGCATTTTGAATTTTTCATTTCCCGTCGATTTTATATGATCACGGAGAATTTGATACTTTTCCTTCACATCAACGAGTTCCTGTGGTTGTCGTATCATAAAGAGAATAACTAAATTAATCAAAAATAATATAACAAAAAGTTTCATCTATCATATACAAAGATAAATTTACTATACAACTCTGAGATTGGATTTCCACACAGTCCCTCCCAAAGTTGTAATCTAAACCCAAATTGTTCTAAATGCGTCACGAGTTGATCCTTATACGCCACAGGTTCAGATTTAGGTCCATCCGCGTAATAAGGTGTATCAGTCAAGTGTACAAACAACTTTTCACCAAAGTCCCCATTCCCATGGTCCTTCAACTTGAAAAAATTTCCCATATCATCGATGAGTGGTGTTTTAAATATAATCTTTTCTGAATCCGGAATGATACCCACAAGATAGGTCCCGTGTTTTACACGCTTCTTAATTTCCCTGAGAGAACTCATAAACAAATCTCTCGATGCGAATATATAGTGGAGTGAAAAGTTGAAACAGATGACATCAAACTTCCGATGGGGACACTGATGGATATCACCCTCATAGAAATTCACTCGCATGCGCATATTCTTTGCGCGCTCTCGAGCCTGCTCAAGTGCTGAGGGTTCGGGGTCACACATGTTAATATTCACACCACAATTGTGCCATTTCTGAAGATCTCCACCAAAACCACATCCAACATCGAGGATGTGTTGTCCCTCTCGAGCCACCGAGCGAATCAAAACCCTCTTCGCCTCGTTGTGATTCTTACGAATCTCTTCCATGTTCAGACATGTTTTTGTATTTTTAATACTGTTACTTAGGTTAAAGTTTATCAGTGTACATGTTGTAATGGAATATATCATCGGGGACTGTTTAGAAAAACTCAGTCTCGTAAAGGATGGTTCAATCGCCGTGATTTATCTCGACCCACCGTTCGACAGTGGTCGTGATTACACAATGTCCCATGATAACTCCACGGGGTTTACAGATACCTGGAAGGGTGGGGATTATAAAGACTTCATCGAGCAGGTCATAGACAAATGTATTCCAAAACTGAAGAAAGATGGGTCTCTCTTTTTTCATATCTCAGCTGAAAAGATGTTTACACCCGAACAGATTCTGAGGGAGAAGTTTAAATACGTTCAACCAATTTTTTGGAAAAAGTGTCGCTCCAAGAATAATGTGAAACATAAACTCGGAGCGACCATCGATATCATTTTTAGATGTAGCACATCAACTAAACCAAAGTTTAATCTCGTGTACCAATCGAGGGATGAGATGTACGTGAAGAATTCATTCAACAACAAAGATGATAGGGGAAACTATTCTTTAGGGCATCTCGCCACAGAGAATACAAAAAAGGGGTACATCTACACGTTTGAATTTGGAGATCGAGTGTATGACCCACCATCTGGGTGGCGAATTAAACAAGAAGAACTCGAGCGCCTTAGGGTGGATAACAGAATTCACACACCAAAGACAAAGAATTCGAAACTATACAAGAAGATTTATCTCCATGAGACTGAGGGAAAACCATGTACTGATCTATGGGATGATATTCACTCAATCAGCCAGGGTTCCGAGTTACGAACGTACCCCACCACGAAACCGATTAAACTCCTCGAACGAATCATCTCAATCTCCACAGATGAAGGGGATACCGTACTCGATCCCATGTGTGGATCGGGGACGACCGGAAAAGCAGCAAAAAACTTGAAACGATCTTGTATTCTTATTGATAAAAACGATAATACGGCTATAATTAGTACGCGCACCGAATAGAGTTCTTGAGCTGAGCCAAGAGCTTACGTGGTTGATCCTGTTGGATCTTCACACATATGGTGGAACCTCGTCCGAGTAGGGCGCGGACACCATTGTTCAAACATACACGCATGCGAAGGTTGGGTGTCCCCTCAATCTTCCCACTGGCGCACCCGTTTCGAACCATACACTCCCCCGGGTTCTTCCACATCTCGGTGAGTTCATCGCGGTGAAATAGGATCATCTCTCTCTTTTGTTTGAAGTTCAAAACAATCCACTCAGAATCGTGTCCGTCGAGGACGCGCTTGAGCATCGAACCTGTATCGAGGGTCTTTGAAATCGTGTGAAATAGTTTTTTGTACATACCCCGGACATCATTCTCATCATCTGGGTACTGTTTGTAGTACTGAATGATTGATTTGTGAAGAGCACCGAATTCGTCATCAACGAAAGACATGTTTTTCCAGTCAAATGACCCACTTTCAGATTCCTTGTTTTTTAATGATACCTTGACTCCTGTCGCGAGACACATGGCGTCAGGGTTTTGCTGCGTACCACCCATGTGAACGAGATGACCCAACTTTTCACGAATTGGTGCGAGTTTTGGGTTATGATTGATCATATAAATGGTGTAGTGTTCATTGGCTATACCATCGTGATGAGGAGTACCGTCGTTGAGAAACATGTTGACTTGTTTCTTCCTGTACTATTCGAACACTTAGGTATCTGAAAAGGCTTAAAGTTTATCCACCTAAAAAAGATATAATGTCTCTTGAAACTGACTACACCACCGTTCCCGGACAAGTCTTCGCGTGTATTTCCATTATTGGACCTGATTGTCCTCAGAAGACTGATAAATACGGTATCAAACTCCGTGGTGCTTTCTCCACACGCGATGAAGCTGCGAACCATGCGAAGCGTCTCCAGAAAGAGGATCCCACATTCGACATCTATGTTGTGGAGCAATACAAGTGGCTCCTGATCCCTCCTGATCCCAGCAAGATTGATGATGTTCATTACACGAACGAGAAGCTCGAGGAGATCATGGTCGGTTACAAGGAAAACCAGTCTCAGGCTGCTCGTATGTTCCAGGAGCGTAAGCAGGGTATGATAGATACAAAGGTTTCGTACAGTGCCGGTGACGAGAATTCCAAGTTTTACACCAAACCTGATGAGGCACCGATTTCTCACCCCGCTGAGGTTCTGGAGCGTCTCAAGAAGGAGAAGCCCGACTCCCCGATGGAGGACCTGGTCAAGGAGGCTGACGCCATCGTTGCCGCTGAGGTCGAGGCGCGCCAGAAACAGCGAGAGGTTGAGG